CGGAGGTACTTGGTGTTCAAGAACATCAATTCTCCCGTAGTGGCTGCCCCGTCGAATGTGACGGGTGCGCCCTTGTAAAGCAGGTTCTGGAATCCAGCATCTGCCGTGTTAGCATCTGAATACCGCAACTGCGGCTGAAGCAGAGCCTCATAGGACTCGTAAACAGCCTGTGTGCCGATCAGGATGGTTGGCTGGTCGTTACCAACCGAAACGGTGTTATAGACATTTGCCATTGTGACAAGCGCCAAAGCACCACCTTCGTTGGTTTCCGTCGATGCCCACCAAGAGTTCCCCGAATCAGTTGGATCAATTCCACCAAGGGCGGTGTTAGGCTTGCCAACAATCAGGTCCAGACCAATCCAGTCCTTGCTGCTGTTGCCCGTGCCATCTGCCCAAAACATGGTGTTCATGTTCTCAATGACGGTTTCCTCAGCCTGCATGATCTTGCCTTCCAGCAAGTCAATGATTTCGGCTTCACCGTTGTTCTTTGCTTCTTCAATACCGTTGATCGTGATAGTGACCGCATACTGCTTCCAGTCGTACTCAGCGGCAGAAATGCCAGTCTGAGCAGTCGTGGAAATGGTATCCGATCCACTATACGAGGCAGCGGTGCTGTTGGTCCCATAGATGATCGGAACAACGATCTTTGCACCACCACTGATGCGCCGAATGGTCTGTCCATTGGTCAGCGCGTAAAACAGTGGTCGGGCAGAGAAGATGTTGTCCGTCAACTTAGGGATGTAGTTCTTCAACGTGGTCGATAAAATCTGATCGAAGTCGTCATTTCCTGCCATGTTAAGTCACCCCTTTCAAATATAGTTGGTTAGTTGTTTGCTTCTTCTAAAGCCAGACGATATGCGTCACGGATCGTAGATACCGCGCCGACAGCACGTTCCACATTGTCCGAGGTTGAACCTCCCGTAGTCGAATCGACTACGTTCGCAGCCCGCTTCTCTTCCACAATGTTAGCATTTCTAGCCTGCTCCTGCATTGCCCCGTAGGTCATGTGCGTGTAAGCGGCATCTAAATTGCCTATGTTGTTGCGAAGAGCGTGTGCGTACAGTTCGCTCTCATTAATGTCAGTTCCGTACTTGTCGCGCAGATTCTGCAAATCCTTCTGCAAATTCTGCTGTCTTCCCGCTCGTTCTTGAGTTTCAATGGAAGTTTCAATTCGTTGCAAGCGTTGTTCTTCGGGGTCCAAATCTTCAAATGATGGCATCTGGGTAGTCTGGTTGTCCTCATAGGTTAATCCAAAGGCGTCGGTCAATGCTTCGATTGCCCCGACTGGATCAGCCTCTAGTGCTTGTACGATTGCCTCTCCTTGAGCCAATCTCTCGCGTTCGGATGCCAACTCCTGCGTTTTACGGGTGTAATCCGCCTGACGCTGGTACCCATTCTGAAGTTCATCCAGTGAAACCTGCTGTTCTTGACCATCAACTTTGACGGTATGCAAATTCCCTGTTGGCTGTTCTTCGTTTTCCATGTGGAATCCTTTCGGTTATTCCTATTGTAAAGAATGTAGTGTCCCAAATCACAGATTTGGCAGTTCCATACCCATCTGATTCTGCAACTGGGCCAACAATTCGGGCGGTACCCCACCCGTGGCCTCAAACACCTGATCTGGAGGGGGTGCTGGACCCATCCCACCCGACATCGGCGGTGGTGCCATACCCTGCGGGGGTACTCCACCTTCGGGGGGAGGTGCACCCTCTGGCGGTGCCATCGGCTGCTGTTGCACCAAAAACTTTTCAGGGTTCTGTACCCCAAACCCAAACTGTAGAACGTAACGCGCCAACTCAGCAGGATCAATAACGGTTCCCACCAAAGGCGCAATTGCATTCATCAACGAAATGGCTTGCTGCCGACGAGCAGTCTCGTTCAACGGCTGCGTCGAACCGCCCTCAACCGAAAAGTCGTACTCGCCAATAATGTCGTCCCGCGTATAGGCAACATAGTATTGCTGGTCGTCTTTGCCCGTGATGCGAACCATCTGGTCGCGGGTCATGTACTGCTGCATCAACTGCATAACGCGACGGCCAACCTCACCGATACAAATTTCTACCATAGCCAACTTGTCGGACGCACGCGCATTGCCTGCATCTGCGATAATCGACGCTTCCGTCGCTGTGCGACGAATCTCAGGCATCTGACCACGAGCATATTCAGATACACCGCTGACAGTGTTAACATCGTTTTCGATAAGGTTAGAATGATTGTACATCTCGGGCGCCAAAGGCACCTGCGGCAACGGTACAACAACCTCGCCCAGCGGCCTGTTCTCATCCACAACAGGTACGAACCGTCCGTCGTCGTCGGACTCCAACGCTTCCCGCCCCTCAGGACCGAACGAACGCTCATGGTACAGGTACTTGCGTGCGTACCGCTTACGATGGTTGACCATCTGTGTGCGTGTCTTGTTCAACTCTTCCTGTAGCGACTCGATGGCCTCCAAGTCGCCCATCGGGTAGAACATGTCAGGAATGTCGTAATTGCGTAACAGAACAAACGGATGCCCAAAGTTGTATGGCATCTGTATCGGGTCCAACAGGTAGTCGTCGGCACCGTCGGCGCAAACCGAAATTAAACCTTCATCCAGATCGTAGTATTCGTACAGTGTAACCCGTTCAATCAGGTCAGAGTATTTGTCACGCTCGTCGTCGTTTTCCCAACGTACCTTCAAGCCCGAATCGGCTTGCAGATTCTGACGGACACCCTTACGGAACCGCTTATCGCGCCGAACTTCTTCAATCGGACGCACAATCCGTTGCGCAATCCACTTGGCATCCTCCAAACAGGTTGCCTCAGGGTCGATAAACATGTCGAACGGTGAAATGCGCTCCACGAATGGCTGATCTTCCACGATTTCCATTTGTGTAAACGGAATCGAATCCTGCATTTCCTGATCCGTTGGCAATTCTCCCGCCATTTCAGGATTTTCGTAACCAAAGTCGGCTACCTCTATCTGTGCGGCAGCGTAGTCTCCCCCTATTTCGTCTTCTGACCGTTCACGCTCCTCCTCAACGAACTTCCACCCGACCTTCATCCAGCCGTGGCCCAAAATTAGAAAGTCTTTAACCGTGCGGCGGAACGGCTTACGATAGTCGTGATGCCGCCACAAATAGTTGACGATAGCCTCAACAAAAACGGCACGGTCGGCGTCTTCTTCCCTGTTGGCGATCACCGTAATCTTCGGATGGTTAACCGCAACAGATGGAGCGATCACGTTAATCGTAGAAAACGCCAAATTGACCGAGATGCGGTCGGAAGGAGTGCCGATACCGCCTATATCCCAGTAGGTCTTCCCACGGTACAGGTCGATCATGCGCCGCCACTTAGTTTCGTGACCCTCGTCGTGGCGCCAACGCTTCGCCATTTCTAAGCGTTCTTTAGTGTTCTCGTAACGCTCTGAACGGCTCTTCCGTGCCATAACCTATACCCAACGTTGTCCAACGTACACAGGGTCTTTCCCCGCTGCACGCGCTTCCGATAGTAACTTCTGTTCGCGCTGATTCAACGTCATATGTTGCTCATCAGGTGGCAACTGGGAGCGGTAACCGCGCCCAGTCACGACCGTCAGACCAAGCAATTTCTGACGCCACTCCCACAAGTCCTGCAATTCGTCGTCGGGCAGCGGACCTCGCTGCCCGACAACGTAATCGCAAAACTCTGTATAGGAAGCGTCAGCAGGCAGAATCAACGAATAGCAGAGTTGGGCTGCTTGGAAGCAGGCTCAACTTTGCCCGTCTTACCGTGCTGGTTCTCAGGCGTCGAACGCGGACGAGTCCCCGCAGCCTTGTCACCACGGTGAGCCTTGTCCTTGCCCAAGCCGACAGTAGCCTTCTGCGACCCGCCCGGTCGGGCGGGACCGTTGGACAGCATCGACGTATTGCCCAAAATGGGCTTTGCGCCTGCACCAACGTCGTTGTACTTAGCCATTCGGCCAATTGCCATAGGACTCTCCTTTGTTCAATGTGTCCTACAAGAATGCTTACGCTGTCCCACGCGACAGGTAAGTGCCGATTGTATCATCCGTTGCAACCCCTGACGGGATCTGCCTCATCCACCAATCAAACGTCCACGTATCATCCACATGCTGTACAAACTCGGGTACATACGCAAACTTGCGCATCTGATTCGCCACCGCTAACGCCATCACCCGATCATCATACGGCGAACCAGACATTGATCCACGGTCGTTGCGTACAAACGTACGCAACTCCGCAATCGTAGAATCGCAATGCAAAATCAGTTCATCGTTTTTCAAAGCCTTACCCAAATCATCAATCATCAACGGCTTCGATGTACGTGTCGTCTTCCACCCGTACTCCTGCGAAATACGTTGCGAAGACGTATTCAACGCCCGCCGACGGTACAGGTTCGGATACCCCAACTGGCGCAACACCGTAATCGTGGTCAAACCGTGGTTGTTGGCCTCAACGCAGCAAAGAGCGTTCCCGTACCACAAACCCAAACGGTACACCTCAGTAGCCAACTCATCAGGCGGGATACGTCCATGCCAAATAGCGACCTGTTCCCCCTTCTTCGCGTCAATAACCTGAATACATGAGTAGTCGCCATGCCCCAACCCCTCAGCAGTATCGACACCCAAAACGTACCCCGACCAACGCTCAGGCTGCTCCCACACCGTCAACATCGGAACTCCAAAACGTTTTTGGACGTTTCATGGAGATAGCCGTCCACACCCTGTCGAACATGCACACGCATATCATTAAGAACGTCAATATCGAATACAGGGTTGCCAGAACGAACAAATGCGTCCTCGGCACTCGTCGGATACTCCTGTGCGAGTTGCCACGGCAACATCGAACTCTTCTTACCTTCATACCAAGACTCATCCCTATCCTCGGAAGCAGACCACGGAAAAAACATTGGATCAAACTGATTGTTCCCCGTAGACGCCCCCACCCACAACTGATGAAAAAAGTTTCCCGACCCGTTAGCAGTAGACAGCCCAATAATGCGGCCACCCACATCGGCAACAGGCTCAATAGACGCCCACGCCTCCTCAGGGTTCGGCAGGAACGCCCACTCATCCACAACCACCAACGTAGCAGACTCACCACGCGCAGGGTCAGATGCCGAAGGCATCGACGTAATCTGAGAACCGTTGCTGAACCCCATACGTTGCTGATGATCCATCAACGACTGCGGACCCCGCTCAATCATCCACATCGGCAAATGCTTAAACCCATACTTGGTTTTACGCAACAACAGAATCGACTCCCGCTCCGTACGCGACAAATCAATCACATTCTGATCGTCGTGAAAAAACGCCAACCAAAACTGATGAGCAGACACCAACGTCGTCCACCCAATCTGACGAGCCTTCAACGTCAACGAATAACGGTTGTTATCCCACCGCTTCAACGCCTCCGACTGCGCCCCCCGCAACTTAAACAAAATACGGCCATGCGCAGGATGCGCAATATACCAGTAATTCTCTAAAAAATGAACCTCGCTACGCTGACACCTACGCCACTCAGCCTCCTGCCTCAGTTCCCCTAAGCGACTCATTGAACACCCACTCCCTGTCCTTCTCGGAATCCGTCAGATCATCCTCAGGTAACGTAGAACCCCTAATGATGATAACAGCAGGAGCCTGTTGGGAATCCGAATCCCCAACGGCTACCAAAAAACCGCCGACAGCAGCAACAAGAGCAGCAACTGCACCGATGATCTTGGCTATATTCCCGCCATCTACTGACACGATTCGCAGATTTCGGGATCTTCCAATCCGCAGGACAGCACTTCATCAGCGTCCTCCCATTCTATTTGATCCTCAGGAGTCATTCGACTACCTGCCCAAGTATTGCTGAAGCATATCGAAATCGGCACGCTTCACCCAATCGGCAGCCGTCTTTGAAGACGCGCGCGTATTCGCAAGCATATCATCGAATACCGCCCAACGCAGATTATACAACGGATCAGTAGCCGCATTACCTACACCTTGGGCAAACCTTGCCCCAGCATCACGGGGAAGCGCACGACCAGCCAACCTGTCAGCCAAATCGTCCGCAGTATCCCACCGCGAACCAAACCTGTTACCACTCATCTTCTCAGCCTGCATCGGCAACGTCCGTGACCGCTGCCCCGCGCTACCAGCCTTCAACGCCTTCGGCAAGTCCTTTCCCCGTTTACCAAGTATATTACCTGCTGCACGACCCCTGAAAGTAGGATTATTTTCCAACAAATCAAGAAAATCCCACTTCGGATTAGGGCCACCAAGATTAGTTCCCTTATGCATCCTCGCTGCCCAGTACGAACGCAACTCAGGGTTACTGGCTAACGCTTCCTCAAACTTCTTAATCTCCCTCATCGCCTCTCTACCCTTCGCAGCACTAGCAGGAGTCTGCCAAGCGCGAGAGTTCCTGTAACCCGTCGGATCAGCCCTCTTCGTCGCTACCAAATCATCAGCCGTAATTTTTGGACGGATAAGTCGGTTCGCACCACGACCAGAAACGGTCTTCCAAACCTCATAGTCAATCGGGTGAACGGCAGCCTTACCCTGCGTAGCAACCACATCAGCAACATCAGGATCACGCCAAAAGCGAGAACCCGCTTTCGGCAAACCCGATTTCGTCGCCCTCGGCGGCAACGTCTTCGGCAACTTCCCAATACCCAACACCTTACCCAACGCCTTACCAATCTTACCAGCACCCTTGATGCCGCGACCCCACGGCAACAACATCGCCGCATCTATACCCAAATCGCTCACATCACCAATGACGCCACCAGAGCCGCCATCAACAACCAAACCCTGCATATACTCTTCCATCGCCAACGTAGCCTCACGCTCACGCCACGTAGGCGTACTTTTACGCTTAGGAGTAAGACCGCGCTTATGCGGCTTACCACGCGCGCCAGTGTTACCAGTATTGTTATTATCAAAACTACGCCTTGAAAGGGGCATCTACCGACCCACCTTACGACCACGCCCACTTCGCGGAGATGCACCCCTCCGCTTCCTCTTCGGCGCAGAACCAGCCGTACCAGACCCCGACCGCTTGGCCGAAGTCAACATCGCACGATCAGCAGACGAATGCTTCTGTATCCTCTTCCGCGTAGTAACCCGCTTCTTACGCTTTGGCCGACCATCCTCTTCCCACCATCTAGTAGCCATCAAGACACCGCCCTAAGACCAACAACCTCAGACTCCAAAGCATCAGCCAACTCAGAATCAGACATCCCAGCCACCGCACGCTCATCATCAACAACCAAACGCCGCTTCGGCGTAAACTTCTCCACATACTGCAAATACAAAGACGCAGCCTTCGTATCCCCCGCAGACGCACGCTGCCAAAGAGCATCTACGACGCTCTGAACCCTTTCAGGGTTAATGTTTAGTTCGGCAGCGCGCCGATCCCACTCACGTATAAAGCGTGGATCACGCTTGATGCGTCGAATCGAATCCTCATGGAGATCGTTTTCTGCCGCCCAGTCGCGTTGTGTAGACGGGGCACGTTCTGGCCCCTGTAGCAGCCAATCTAGCAAGTTGCCCCATGCTGCGGGCATAACCTTGCTGCCTGTGTCAATGTCTGTTTGCCAGCCTTTGCCGCCACCATTTTGAGCCATATGAAACCCCTTTCCTGATTGTAAGCGCAGGTGTCCCAAACGGGCTTTGTACCAACCCACTAGTACAATAATGGGACACCCCAGCCTATTATTGCTTGGTACTGAGTAAACATTCCCCAACGCCTTCAGCGTTGGGGAATGGTACTGAGTAAATCACCAATATCGCGTACAGGCGCACGAACCCCCACAGGGGGTTCTTTTTTTGCCCAATCTGCCCCTCCATATCTATACATATGCAGGCGCGCGCCCCGTACCCCCCAAGGGGGGGTACGGCACCCTCGCCGTTGCCACTGCAACGGCGTCCGACGGTCAGCAGCAGCAGCAAGCACCATAGGTGCTTGAACTAGTTACTAAACCTCTGGTTTAGTACGGGAAACAGGCCGAATCGAAGTCTCAACTACGTTGAGAATGTTAAATTGGTACCGAACTACGTTCGGACGGCTGGAATCAACACCAACCCTTGGTTGGTGTACGTACGCGAGGCTGGCTGGCTTCTGGCAATCACCGCTTACAACGTAGTTGTAAGCGGTTGATTGGAGTCTGGTTT